ACGGGTATACCAAAACGCTTAGATAAGATGTCGTTACGATACGATGGGTTATATTTCATACGCTCCACATCTCTACGATATGTTTCGTATTTCACGGTAGCCCCTATGTTAGGAGAGGCCTTAACCCAAGCCGTAGGGTCCTTGACTTCGCTAATATCGTCTAATTTATAATACCATATAGACGTATGCGGGTCGTAGATGTCGCCCCGTAGGATGGATAAAAGCTCCAATTTGATACTATCACCAATAGAGTCACGAACCGTACCTTCGGACGACACGGCTAAAACGATATAATCGTCTTGTTTAGCGGCACCTTGTTCCAAAGTGGAGATTACGTTTTCACGGATGTCGGTAGATAACCATTCATCAAGCGTGGCGTACTTGTTCTTCAAACCCTGCAACGTATCAACAGACATAGGTTTGATTTCCAATATAGAGTTGGTGATTTTATTCTCAATTCCCTCTTTGGTAGAGGTAAGCTTTGCAAGCGTTTTACCACTTCGTGACTTATTATCCCCTTGGGTTAGGAATTTAAGGACCGGGCCTTTAGCTCTAGCCAAGCATGTTTTAATGGGACCCGTGACCTCCCGCCCCTGCTTCATGGTAGGAGCAGTGTGGGTCTGCTGAGTAGTGTCTGTATCGACTACTAACCCATAGAATTGAATGGTCGATGCGTAAAAGGACTTAGAATTACTACGAGCGATGATTAGGAATTGTCTATTACGTAGACGCATCTTCCGCTTAACAACCTCGAACTCTCCGGTTCGTGGGTTAAAACGTTCTTCGTCTACATAGTAATACCAGGCTAGTAAATCCTCAGCCCAAAGCTTAAACGTTGGAAGAAGGGTTAAATCACTACCATCAGGTAATACCATTTCATTCTCACAAAAGTTGATATACCCCTGAATGGCTTCGGAATCATAGAAGTATCTCGGGTCATCGATTAAGTCATCGATTATATTCATTTGCATGGATACTTCACGATTAACTCTCGTCTCCCCGTTTCTAACAGCATCCCTAAAGGCACCGTATTCTTGAGGTACGGCAGTATTAGATAGCATGTAATTCCTCCTATACAGCTCCGTATTGTTTTTTTAATCTCCGGCGTAGGTTCTTTCACAACAACGTTTTGTGTTGGTTGTTGGGTGCCGATGTTGGTCGCGGTTATCTGTTGAGCAGACCGTTGAATAGGTCGCTGTACCTTTACAGCTCGTCCTTTTACAGACACCTTGCGATAATGTTCTCGACGCTCGGTATAGGTAGACACCTTTCCTACGAATAATTTATCGGGGATTCGATTTTTACGGCGCCCCTCATCGCGTACCCTTAACGCCATAATGGCGTAAGGAGTCATCCTGTAAATATTTATCAAATACATTAGCCATATCAATAACCTCCAGACACATCATCAAACCGATGTTTCTTAGCGTCGCGATATTTATGCTTCGCCTCTTTTAATTGACTGCGAATATCTTTCACTTTTTGTTTCTGATATTTCACATCTACCGCGGCGTTGTCTATAATACGGTCCAATGTTTTCAACATTTTCTTCCGCTGACTACGAGTCCAACCTTGACTGTTTATTTGCTCGGTCTGAAGTTTGCGATTATTCTTTGCTAACTCCAAGTTATCCTTAGCGGTCTTAACATTATATTTCGAGTTTTTATAAACCCGTTTTATATTTTTAAGACTTGCCTTTTTACGCTCGAATTTTTTATAACTAAGGGTTGAAGCGTATTCACTTTTACGGCGACCCCATTGCATACCCTTAACACCATAATGGTTCAAGGTATCGGGGTCTACATAAAAGACGATGGATTAGGGTCCGACTGTTTCAAACGACCAAATTTGAATCGTTTTTTCGGATTTGTTTTTTCTTCGATATATTTCTTACGTCCGTTGGAGTAGTCGTTATAAACAGCACCTATAATCTTTTTAATATGTTGTTCCGTAATATCAGCAGATGTCTTTTTAGAATAACGACCGTTGTCTGGACGACCAGCAAGTGCTTTCTTGTGTGCGTCTAGGTCTTTATTAGCGGCCTTCACCATACCGCTAAGGTGCCCGGGACGTTTACTATATTCCTTTTCAAACTCACCAACATATTTGTCGGTGCGTTTTGCTTTATCTCTATCGAGATATGCAATTTCTTCAGCGGTTAATGCTCTACCTAGACCTCTCTTTGTTTTTTTCTCAGATTTGGATTCATATAACCTATCCAAAAAATGAGCAGATTTGTTTGCGGCGTCTTCGGCCAAACCGACACCATCATTTACAAACTTTGTTCCGCGTTTTTTCGCGTTTTTATAAAACGAAGAAAACATTTCATGAACCGAAACCCCCGCTTTACGTGCTTGTCGAACACGCGCTTTAGCTTCTTCAGACCACTTCTTACCGTGCAAAAGCACATCTTCATTCTCAATAAGAGCGGTGTGTAAAAGTAATTCTCTCTCCATATTATCCCTTCCCAGATAAGAACTATTGGTATCAGACTGAGACAAAATAGATGCAGTTCCGCTAAATCCACCGATAAGAGCACGCACGTTCTTGATTCCCTCGATTTTATCATCGACTTCATCTTTATACTTATTATCGGTACGGTATCGTTCTTTATCATATGTTATAAGATTCTCAATAGGAGTATTCTTGATAACGTTGATAGCGCCGTCAATCATCTTAGCCCGGGCCTTAACCTTACGAGCACGCTCTTCAGTGGCCGCCCTTTGTCGGTCTTCGGCTTTTTGCCTGGTGTTCTTATCGAATTCGTTTTCCAACTTAAGACGTTCATTCATAACCTTAATTTTTTTTGTAGACAGCCGGTCGCGATGAAGATAAGCGTTTCGATACTGAAACTCTCGTTCTCTCTCGTTTACGGCTTTAGTTAGGGGTTTGCCCGTATTTGTTGCTTGTTTTTTTCGACCGCGGATACGGTCTCGAAGAGAAGCAAGTTTTTTACGGACACCCCAGCGCATACCCTTAACACCATGATGGTGTAGGTCGTTGTTAGATGTCATATTCCAACCTCGCTCTCCATAAGGATTCCTCAGCATGTTTTGCCAAGTTTTCAAGAACGTGTTGTTGTGGAGGGTCGAATAATATCTGAGTTTGTAGATACACAAACGTTTTAGCATGAGCGGTTTCTTTGTCGTTGTCTGTACCAAAGAAGTCATCCCATGTTGGTTCAGTCTCGCTAAACATATTAACACTTTTTCCTACCCCATTTTGAACAAGGGTGGCTAGAGCGTTAGCTATGTGTAGCTTGATTGCGGATGCATATACCGTATCAGTCATTACTTCGACACTGGTTGTGGGGATAGCAGACACAACGTCGTTAAATATCGTTACCACAAGTCAGTATCACCCGGTTTTCGTTCTACATAATCATATAGTTTTTTACGACCATAATGTATCGCGTTGTGAGTGTTGAAACTTGTACAGATTAGAAACTCGGGATTAAAGAGCCTATCTTCATTCCATTCCAGAATGTCGATTTCTTTGATAGGGTTGATGTGATGAATAATTAATTTACCTTTCGGTATATATAACCCGTTCACTCCTAAATCTTGACTTAAATCTCTATACATTATCTCATCACGAACCTGATACCAAGTCTTATGATGGTATAATTCGCTACTTATATGTCGCGGCGAATCAACGTTGTTGTCTAACAACATTAAATAATTCAACCTATCACCATACGTCTCGAATTTCATCATCTCGCTATACGTCCGTATCACTACTTACCGACCTTTCGTATTAATAAAATTCTCCGTCAATCACGTCGTCGTTACTAAGGGCTGGCCGATATCCGGCAAACGCTTTAAGCGCGTCTGCGTAAATACGATTAGACTCTTGCTCGGTCTGAATCGCACTAATCTTGGCCCTTAACAATTCGTTCTGTAGTTCAAGCTGCTCTAACTCACGAATCTCTTTAGGTGATGCTGTTTTCAGAAAATATAATATCTCAGCACTACTTGCGGTGCCTTCACGAAGTCTACGCTCTACATTATCAACAGCTAATGCTTGTAGTTGTAGTAAACGTTGTTCGGGGGTACGCGCCTTTTTAGAGAGTTCATGAGTCTGCTCGCTCGACTCTTCCCTTCGTCGTCTAGCCATATATCGGCTTCCTCCTATTCGTAATGATTTTTAATCAACAGGTTTTAGAGTGTAATCCTTATTCAGAGCGTAACCGGATACAGTCTTGCCATCGATATCCAGGTTTTCAACATAAACCCAATCAACACCAACGATACCTTCAATCACTGTATCCTCAGGTAGGACAGCAACAACAGGCGCGAACACTGAAGAAGAATCCCGCAGATTCAAACCACCAACGGGAAGGACTTTAAACTTACTAGTCTGCTTCTTAGCCTTGTCTTGTTTTGCAGGCTTCTCAACAACAGTTTCTTCAATTTGTTTTGTTTCTTTTGCCATGGATTATACCACCTTTCGTTTAAATAATCACAACCGTTAGACAACGTTTTAGGTTGCCTTCAACTACTTACAGTACACTTTGATATCGCTCTAGGTAGAGTTTTGATAAGGAAACCAGGAAAAAACCTTATCATGGATATTTAAGGAGGACTAAAATACGTAAGAAAGGAGAACTGTATACGCGCGAAAGGAGGAACGCGCTTAGTATACTGTAAGTAGCTGGAGGAAACCTAAAACGATTTCCCAAAAATATGCAACGGGGAATTTTTGGAG